CTCGGTAGACGTGCTAAAAGCACAAAGTAGAGAAAGGGAGGATTAGACCCAATCACCTAAATCATGCCACCTCGGAATCAACACGCGCACCTTTGCGTGTCTGACGCGACCCGGCAAGGGAACTTCATTCCCCTCACCAACAGGGTCGAGCAACTTCATTACATCGAAGTCTCGACGCCGACCTATCGACTTAAGCTTAGAAAGCATAAGTCCGTGCTCGCTAAACAACTTGTTAACAGCGAGTGGAGCCCAGAGTCGGACATGGTACCCCTCATACCCGTGCTTTGCACGAATAAGAGGTTCAGCCTCGTCGCGATTAACGACGAGACCTAGGTCACCATAACCGTCTGAAATCTTGGGAACGTGAGTTCCTAAGAAATCAGAAAGTACCTGCCAGCAGCGAAGAAAGCGACGATCACAGCCAATATTATTACGGCGATGAGCATACCTTCGAACGCTGTTAGCAGATTTGAGTACTTGGGTTTTTCCATTTAACGGTTCCTTTTGGAAGATAGGCTTGATCCGACTGCCGTTCCAGAAGTGCTCACCGCAGCTTTCACGATAATAAGAATTAGAATAACTCTTCTTCTTATTAACAATGAAGCCTAGGTCAGCAGTTACGGAGGCAAACAGATCAACTGCTTTGCATGGAATAACAACGTCATCCCCGTAAACTGATAAAGTTCTATCTTCGAGCTTTAGCACCTCGCAACAAGCGAATGCTACCGCATAAAAGATAAGGCTTTCCAGTTCAAAGGTATAGCCGTTACCCATGCTTGAGAACTTGTGATAAATCACTTTGTTCTCATCGAAAAGGCCGCAACAAGACCTGAACGTGTCGAGAAGTTGAAACCATTCATAAGGAATGATTTCTTCGACAAGCCGTCGACTGATCATATCAGAGGCTGACGAAAAATCGATTGTAGCCAGTTGGTTAAACTTGCTACCGATTCTCGCAAACTCCTGATTATAACTTTGATCATTTAGGTCGATTCCAACCCTTTTGAGGCGACTTCTAATCATTGAACCAATGCCCTTTTGAAACCAGAGATTTAACCCTGGTTCAATAGCAATAGTTCGATCAGTTTTCGCATCCTTCGGGACGGTAACGATCTTTGCTAAGCCATTGATCTCGAACTTCGGATCCCAGTTGGGATACGCGGCTCTAAACCATGGTTCAACAAAGTCGTAGGCTTTCCTAGAAATCCGAGATTCTATCTCGAATTTCAACGGCGATGATGCATTGTTGCGCTTGATCAACGTAGTAGCACCAGGCCCCCAGTTGCATGAGTCAACGAACTCCTCTGCATTGAAACTACCTAGAACGATATCTATTTTACGAGCGGCGTACGAAAGTACGACTTCGGTTAGCGGGTTGTTAAACCGTCTAACAGATATACGTCTATTAGTTTCCTTACAGTGGTTTTCAGCTTCGATGAACTTCTCGAGGGCGATTTTCCGCTTGTCGAATGTTGTCGACAGGAATTTCGCTTTAGAGAGGAACTTCGTCGCTGCGAGACTATCCGCGGCATCTTGAAGAGTCCCGTAGTTTTCCGGGAGCCATTCAAGAGTCACCAATTGGTCATGTTCTCTATTTTTGTAGAGCAGCCAACAGGTGAGAGACCTAGGACAGTCAAGGGAGTTGTAATACTCAAGGATGTAAACATCCTGCAGGGTACTCATGTCTATAGACATAAGATCATTCCTTCCAATAAAGATTAGGCGGACGGCTGTACTACATTAGCCTTAGTTCCGGAACCGAGTTTAGTAAATAGACTCGTAGCTCTGGAAAGCAGCTGTAGAAACAGCGTTCATTAGGAAACCGTCAGCGAACTTACGCGCATCGAGACGCACCGTATCCGAAGAGATCTTCGGAAGCACGGCCTCGATGTTGATGTAAGCCTCGCCGAGTTTCTTAGTGACGTCGACCGTATCCATAATTGGAATGACGATCTTCTGCTTGACGCGAGTTACCTGACTACCGTTTTTAGGGTACGTAACTTGCATGGACAGTTGACGACGCGCGTCATAGACCGCGTTGTTGTCCATCCAGCGTGCTACGCCCTGGCTATCGATAGTCGTCTGGTTAAAGACCACGTTTGTTCCTGCGTTGTTTGTCAGCGTGATGGGAGCGAAAGCTGCCATAGTAATCACCTACTTTTCGAAAGTTGAGTAATGAGGGCAATTGCATTTGCAATGTGACCGGCTGTTGCGGGATTTCTGAAGCTCGGAGCAGGGAGAGCAGGCGGAGCGGACAGTAATGTCCGATCCACTTTAACTCTTTTGATCTGAGAAACAGTCTTTCCGTAACCGCAGGTCCATCCAAATGGCGTTTGACCCCCGAAGGTCCGTTCGATAGTTACTGTCTCCTTCATGAAGACAGTCTTCGTGGTAAAGACACACTGTAGCCCTGAGAAAGCGTCATATTTGTTCAAGTAGTCACCGAGCGGAATTAACCAATCGAGGACGAATGACCATGGCACTAACTCATAAGCGAGTGAGATTGGGTTACCAAAGCCCAATCTGGCGAAATCTCGTGAAATTCCTTTCACTCGAAGCCGCGTCTTGTAAGTGACCGTAACCTCAGATTGAATGATGACTCTTACGCGGGCTCTTAGAACCCCGTACGAACCATCAGTGTCTTCGATTACGCGAACTAATTTATCACTCTTAGACTTCTTCACGTCGAACTCGTACTTCTCAGGTTTGGCAAATTCCTCAATAATTCCGTTTATATCGGAGATAAGAGGTTTTACACCATACTGGTAAGCGAGAAAGTCGTTAGCTATTCCTTTCGGAGAGCCAGGTAAGAGCAACTCAATAGCTCTACTTACTCTGCCTTTCTTGAGAGCCGAGAGGCTCTTAAAAAGGCGAACGGCAGCATCAGCCAGCAACTTCGCTGTCTGTGCCCGTTCAGCTAGCGCTTGTGCTAAGTTAACGTTTTGGTTCTTTACAGCGCTGTAAAACGCCTCTAGAGACCTAGTGTTGACTTGAGACAGCAAGCTCGTGGTGTAACCAGAAATGGCTTCACCAGCGTAAACTGAGATTGGTATGTGGGTGTTTAACGTCCACGGGTCTATCCCAGTCCAAAGATCGCCGGATACGGTGACGGTATTAGCGGGCCTCGTCGTTTCCTTCGACGACACGCTCGTAGTCCCTCCGTAGATATGTTCCCAATGACTATAAGAGAGAGGGTTTGGATTTAGATCCATTCCGACTTTCTTACGTTTTATGAGAACCTTGGACCGCGTTTGTACAAGCTTGTAAACCTGGATTGGTTGACGAGCCCACACTAAGCGGCCATATCGATTGCGAACTTTGTAAGCTAGCCTTGGACCTTTGGGAACCGTAACGGTGACCAGCTTCCAAGGGCCCTGAACTACTTGACGCTTGACTGCGTCTTTCATCCGCACTGAAGAATTACTGCCAGATCTACGATAGTTCCTATCTTCCGAAGGGACAGCGCTGTGAGTTCTCGAACCGGAAGATGTTGATCCGTTTTGAGAAGACACGAACGATGTCTTCGGAATATAAGTCTCTACCTTAGATCCATATGGCATACGTAATTGCTCCAGAATAGTTACATGCAGGCGTAACTACGCAAGCTGTAACTAATTTCCGGCTCGTCGAATGACGACCGGCGAAGGACCAGCTACTTAACCGAACGGTCAAGCAACTGGCCTTCATAAAGAATCCCCTCTATCTGACTCTAGGAGGGGGAGCGTACAACAACTCGTGTAGCATCCGTTTTATGGCTGCTAACGACGAGACGTCGTACTCGTCGAAGTTGATTTGCGTCCACGGATTGTCATCTCCGAGGCGCTCACTAACTTCGGCGACCATAGACTTAACTTGGGTAATCAGAAGTAATTTCTGT